AACACTACAACTTCAGGTACTTTCGATCTAGATACTGATTCAAACGGTAGATGGTCTGTTGAGAAGTTCAAAGGTTTAATGTTCCAAGTAGAGAGAGACGCTAACGTAATCGCTCAAGAAACAAGAAGAGGAAAAGGTAACATCATTATCTGTTCTTCAGACGTTGCTTCTGCATTACAAATGGCTGGTGTATTAGATTACACTCCTGCTCTTAACAACTCACTAAACGTTGACGATACTGGTAATACTTTTGCTGGTACTCTAAACGGAAGATACAAAGTATACATTGACCCATATGCGTCAAACAATACTGCGGCTCAATACTTCACAGTGGGTTACAAAGGTACTTCACCTTATGACGCTGGTATGTTCTACTGCCCATACGTTCCACTACAAATGGTGAGAGCGGTTGGCGAAAGCACATTCCAACCAAAAATTGGCTTCAAAACAAGATATGGCCTAATCAGAAACCCATTTGCTGAATCTTCAGCACAAGCTTCTGATACTGGTACAGATCAAGCTAATATCTATTACAGAATGGTTAAAGTAACTAACCTTATGTAATAAAGGTTCACCTCTATACTGGAAACGGTATAGAACACCACTAGAGGGGGGCGATAATACGCCCCCTTTTTTTATTATAAATACTATTATGACTGATACAACATTATCAAGTAAACAACCAAGTGGGTCAGGTTTAGACTATGCTGATCCTACAAAGTTTAAGTTTCAAATATCTAAATTACCTAGAGTAGAATTTAATTGTATTCAAGCGAATATACCAGGTGTTACTCTTACAGAAATAAATCAACCAACTAGACTTATACCTATTAGAATACCAGGTAATGATATGACATTTGAAGACTTAACAGTAACTTTTATTGTAGATGAAGATTTAACAAACTATCGTAGTGTACATGACTGGATGGCTGGTCTTGCACAAATGGATAGTGACGACAAATATCGTGCATTAATTACAGATGGTGGCGACAGAATGCCTTTATCTCAACAAAATAATTCACAAGACGCAGGTAGAGTAACGTCAGCAACTAATGATGGTGCAATATTTTCAGACGCAAAACTAATTATATTATCTGCAAGAAATATACCTCTTGTTGAATTGTCTTTTGAGGATACATATCCTAAATCATTATCTGCTTTAGAATATAATCAAAATGCAACTGATATAGAATATTTACAAGCAACTGTTACTTTAGGTTATAAACTACACAAATACACGACCCCTTTTTAGTTTACTATATAATACAAAGGATTAAATAATGACACTTGATGAACTTCAGGCGCAAGCCGAAAAGACACCACAGCTTCATTCACAATATCTTAAAACATATTCTACATATGCTCTTATGCTTAAAAAAGCAGAAGGTGACCACTCACAATTACATTTAAAGAAATGGTTATTTTATACAGGTAAAGCAGAACCTCAAGAATATAAAGATAGTAATTTTGATTTAAAAGTATTAAGACAAGACGTTGATAAATTTATTGACGCTGACGAAGATATAATTAAGTCAAGACAAAAAATTGAATATCTAAAACAGATATGTAGTTATTGTGAAAGCACACTTAAACAAATAAACAATCGCACATTTCAAATCAAGAACGCAATAGAATGGAAAAAATTTACTATGGGTAGTATGTAATGAGTAAAGAAGATTTAAAACGCATAGAGAAAAAAATAGATGACCTTAATAAAAAACTTGATGACCATATTAAAAGAATATGGGAAGTCTATGAACCTATTAAAAGAATACTAAAGATATTTAAAAAATGATATTTTGTATAGGTAATGGTGAAAGTCGTAAAGACTTTGATTTAGAAAAATTAAGACCACATGGTAAGATATATGGGTGCAATGGTTTATATAGAGACTTTGTACCAGATGTATTAGTCGCAATGGATTATAATATTTGTCATGAAATATATCGTAGTGGTTATGCATTTGAACATCCTGTATATTTAAAAGCATGGGAAAAAAATCCACATACAATGTATGAAAAATTATTTTATCCAGAAACAGTAACAAAGTTTTTAGGTGATATTGATGATGTAAATAACTACACAGATGAGTGGGTTTGGAAAGGTGAAAAGAAAAGATTTTTTGTCTGTTGGGCAAATAATGTAGATGTAATGAAAAAGTTTCGTGAGGAAAATAAAGATTGGCATGAAGATGACTTTAAGTTACATTTTGGTGAAGACCAAGAAGGGTATAAGATAACATGGACAAAGAAAAAAGACAAAGTAATGGGATTGGGCAGATACCAACAGGAGAAGACAAACGCAGGTGTTTTGATTGCACTAATGGCAGCGGATGTAGACAACAAGGTTTATTTGGTGGGGTACGATTACAAGTCAAAGAACGACAAAGTAAACAATCTATACAAAGGAACAGTAGGGTACGTGGGACCAAACGCAAAAGCAGTACAACCAGATAACTGGATAGCACACACTAAACGATTATTAAACAAATACGAAAAACACGAATTTATACATGTAGGGGATAATATAGAAGAATTAGATGAGAGAGATAACTGGACAAATATTTCATATGACGAATTAGATGAACGAATTAACAGTAACAAAGTATAACGAATCCTACATTAAATGCACAAGTGAAGATTTAGGTTTACTACAAGAACTATCTGAATTTTTTACTTTCAAAGTACCTGGTGCTTCTTTTATGCCAAGTGTTCGTGCAAAAAGATGGGATGGTCAAATAAGATTATTCTCAAAAGCGACAGGTAAACTATATTACGGACTACTACCTTACGTTGAACACTTTATTGAAAATAGAGGGGGTACAATCATACGAGAGGGTCTTGAAAAACCTACCAGCGGCTCGCTAAGCGATAGTTTTTCCAAGTTTGTATCTAAAATTTTAACTAAATCAATAGAAATAAGAGATTATCAACTTTCAGCGTTTTCTTATGCAATCAACAATAAACGAGCAATATTATTATCACCTACGGCCTCAGGTAAGTCATTAATTATCTATTGTATTATTAGGTTGATGACCACACTAGAAAAAAGAAGTTTACTAATAGTACCAACAACATCTTTGGTAGAACAAATGTATAAAGACTTTGAGGACTATGGTTGGATACCAGACCAACATGTGCAAAGAAAATATTATGGTTATGAGATTGATGAAAGTAAACCTGTGGTCATATCTACATGGCAATCACTTGCCACTTTCGATAAGAAATATTTTGAACAGTTTGATTGTGTGGTGGGTGATGAGGCACATTTATATAAATCTAAAGAATTGCAAAAAATTATGAGTGCCTGTATAAATGCAAAATATCGCATAGGTACAACTGGCACATTAGATGATAGTAAGGTACACAAATTAGTATTAGAGGGTTTGTTTGGTAGAGTGCATAACGTTACCACAACTAGAGAACTAATAGATAAAAAACAATTAGCAGATTTAAAAATACAATGTCTAATATTAAAATATCCTAAAGAGGAATGTCAACATGTTAAGAAATTAAACTATCAAGAAGAAATGGACTATATAGTATCACACGAAAAAAGAAATAGATTTATTCGTAATCTAACAAAAACCCGAACAGGCAATACTTTAGTTTTATTTCAATATGTTGAAAAACATGGTAAGGTATTATATGACCTTATAGGCGACACGCTAGACCATCAAACACGAAAGTTATTTTTTGTTTATGGTGGTACTGAAACTAAAGATAGAGAAACAGTAAGGAGTATTACAGAAAATGAAAACAATGCAATTATTGTGGCGAGTTACGGAACTTTTTCTACTGGTATCAATATTAGGAATTTACATAACGTTATATTCGCAAGCCCTACCAAATCTAAAATTCGTATATTACAGTCTCTTGGTCGTGGGTTGCGGCTTGGTAATAATAAGGTTAAAGCAAATTTGTATGATATTGCTGATGACTTTTCTTACAAAGAAAGAAAAAATTTTACCCTTAACCATTTTATGGAAAGAATAAACACATATTCTGAGCAAGAGTTTGACTACGAGCTGGATCATGTTGATATTAGATAAATAGTAATATGGCGAACAACGAAGAAAAGAAACCTATTCAGTCACCTAGAATGATAATGTTATCAAATGGTCAACAGGTTATCGCAGGTATTGAGGTATCTGATGGTTCGGATTTTATAAGATTAAGCGAACCATATAAAGTTAGAATACATGAAAATGCAGTAGATAGTGAAACATATTTTGTAGAGGAAAGAATGTCATTAACCCCTTGGATGTTTCAAACAGTAGATAAAATCTATTCAATACATAAAACTCATATATTTTCGATAGGGGTACCAAATCAAAATTTAGTAGAATATTATAATAATGTTAGAATGGGATTATTTCCAAGTATGAAAAAAAATATAGAACCTCTTAAATCAGAAAAATCTTATGATGAAAAGAGTTTTCAACAAACCTTAGATGAAATGTCAGACGAAGACTATTGGGATACTTTACAATATCTACGAGGTAAGATTAAAGCTCACTAAACTAATACTCTATGCAAACCGGACATACCGGATTATATCAGGAAAGAAATTTTTGTCAAGGCAAAAACAACAAAAAAAGCAAAAAAAATTATTATCAAAATATTGTATATAACCCTTGACAATAATACTATATCCTGATATTATAGCTAACAAATTAGGAGTAATACTATGGCCGTTAAAATAAACAAAAAAAAGACTGAGCATTATGTTGATAATAAAGTCTTTTTAGAAGAAATGAAAAAGTACCGTAAGAAAGTATTATCCGCAAGAAAGAGAAAGAGAAAAGATCCGCCAATCAATGATTACATAGGTGAGTGTTTTCTTAAAATTGCAAACCACTTATCTTACAGACCAAACTTTATAAACTACACATACAAAGAAGATATGATATCTGATGGTATCGAAAATTGCTTAACATATGTAGCAAACTTTGACCCAGAAAAATCTAATAATCCATTCGCATACTTTACACAAATAATATATTACGCATTTATAAGAAGAATACAAAAAGAAAAGAAACAAACAACAATTAAACAAAAACTAATACTTAAATCTGGACTAGATGAGATAGTTAGACAAGAAGGTGATAATGAAGAATATCAAAATTCATATGCAGACTTTTTAAGAAAGAATATGGTTGTTGATGTTGAACCAGAAAAAAAAGAAAAACCTAAACTAACAAAAAGAAAGAAATTGTCTAAACTAGAATACTTTATGTAATTATGAAAATCGCTTTAATTAACGACACCCACTTTGGTGCTCGTAATGATAATCCAAACTACGCTAATTATTTTTATAAATTTTGGGATAATATATTTTTTCCATATTTAAAAGAACATAATATAAATCACATTGTACATTTAGGTGATGTGTTAGATAGACGTAAGTTTGTAAATTTTAAAACATTATCAGATTTCAATAATAGGTTTGTATATCAATTAAAAGATATGCATGTTGATATCATTGTTGGTAATCATGATACTTACTACAAAAACACAAATGAAATAAATTCACCACAAGAACTTATGGATTGGGGTTATGTATATTCAGAACCAACCGTAGTAGAACGAGGTGGAATGAAAATGTTATATGTGCCTTGGGTAACACCAGACAATATTGAAAAAACAACAATGATGTTAGAACAAGAAAGTGCTGACATTGTATTAGGTCATCTAGAAATAAAAGGTTTTGAAATGCATAATGGTCATACCTCAGATGTAGGTCTAGACAAAAAGATGTTTCGTAGATTTGAAAAAGTCTTATCAGGTCACTTTCATAAAAAATCAGATGACGGTCAAATATTTTATCTTGGTAGTCAGTATGAGTTTATGTGGAATGATTATAATTGTCAAAAAGGTTTTCATATACTTGATACAGAAACAAGAGAATTAGAAAGAATTGTAAATCCTTATACCATACACGAAAAGATATATTATGATGATGAACAAAACGATTATAAAAATTTTGATTATGAAAAGTATAGAGACAAATATATTAAGTTAATTGTAGAAAAGAAAAAAGATTATTATTTGTTTGATAAGTTTGTTGATGGTTTTTACAAAGAGACAAATGTACACGATATAAAAATTATAGAAGACTATTCAGACCTAGACGCCTCAACTGTAGCAGATGATATCGCTGAGAAAAGTGAAGATACACCTACACTACTTGATAATTATATTGATGAACTAGAGACTGATTTAGAAAAAGGTAGATTGAAAAAACTTATGAAGACATTATACACCGAGGCAGGAGATTTAGAGATATGATAACCTTTGAAAAAATAAGATGGAAAAACTTCTTATCTTCTGGTAACAGTTTTTTAGAAACAGACCTAAACAATAATTCTACTACACTTATTGTAGGTCACAATGGTGCTGGTAAATCTACTATACTAGACGCTTTGTGTTTCGCTTTGTTTAATAAACCTTTTAGAGAAATCAAAAAAGAACAATTAATTAATAGTATTAATCTTGGTGGCACAGAGGTTGAGTTAGAGTTTCGTATATCATCTAATCGTTATAAAATAAGACGAGGTATCAAACCTAATATATTTGAAATATATCTAAATGATGAACTGGTCAATCAAGATTCCACAATTGCAGATTATCAAAAACAATTAGAACAACAAATACTTAAATTTAATTATCGTAGTTTTACACAAGTGGTTATACTAGGTGCCTCTACCTTTGTACCATTCATGGAATTAAAGACAGCACATAGACGAGAAATTATAGAAGACATACTTGATATCAAAGTATTTTCCGTAATGAGTATGCTGACTAAAGTAAGAATAAAAGAAATGGATGAACAAGTAAAAGATATATTAAGAGAAATAGATATTGTTCAAAACAAAATAGATACACAAGAAGAATATATTGAAAAGTTAAATAACAGGTCTGATGTAGAAGTACAAAGTGAAATAGAAAAGATAACCAACAATAAAACAGCAATAGAAAAATATAATACACATATACAAGGATTGCAACACGAAATAGACAAACTAAAAGATACAATAAAAGATAAAGATGGTGTAAATGATAAGATAGATAAACTTGGTAATTTTCAAGCACAGTTTCAAAGTAAACTAAAAGAGTGTAATAAACACCAAAAGTTTTATGAAGATAATGATAATTGTCCTACTTGTAAACAAGTGTTATCTAATAAACAAGAACTAATTGCTGATAATAATAAACAAGTAATGAAATGGAATCAAGCATTAGAAGATGTGCAAAGAGAAATACAAACATTATCTGGTAGATTAAATAAGATAAAAAGTGTTGAACAAGATATGAGAACAACAGAAATTGATATTGCAAAGTTTGGTCAATCAAAAGTAGAGCTAAACAACATTAACACAAAACTAGCACATAAGATAGATGAGTTAAAAAAACAATCTAGTGAAGATGGTGAGGCATTAGGAAAGTTAAGACAGTTAGAAGAAGAACATAAAGAAAAAGAAAACACTAAACTAACCAAAGTAGAAGAACTTGATTATCTACAAGCAGCCAAAACAATGTTAATGGATTCTGGTATCAAAACAAAAGTAATTAAACAGTATCTACCAATCATCAATCAATTAATTAACAAGTATCTAGCAAGTATGGATTTCTTTGTAAACTTTAAGTTAGATGGTGAGTTTAAAGAAACAATACGTTCTAGATATCGAGACGAGTTTACATATGCTTCTTTTAGTGAAGGTGAGAAGATGAGAATAAATCTTGCATTACTATTCACCTGGCGAGCTATTGCAAAGATGAAAAATAGTATAAGCTGCAACCTACTTATGTTAGATGAGATATTTGATAGTAGTCTTGATGGACAAGGCACAGACGATTTCTTAAAGATACTGAATACCCTAGAAAATGAGAATGTCTTTATTATATCACACAAAACAGATATGATAGCAGATAGATTTAAGAATGTAATTAAGTATGAAAAAGTAGGGAATTTTACAAAGGTCGTAGAATGACAATACAAGAAAAGATAGAACTATTAGCAATAACTGCTGAAGAATGTGGTGAACTAACCCAAGAGTGTATGAAGATTGTTCGATTTGGTCAAGATAATGATAATATTACAAAAGAGGCAGGGGATGTCATGTGTATGATACAGTTATTAATAGAGAAGGGTTTGATAGATTATAAAGAGATTAACAAGAGAATTGTAGAAAAACGACAGAAACTAAAGACTTTTTCAACCTTGACAAATCTATAACAACCTGATATACTAACCCCATGTATTTTTTAGAAGACGTATATAAGTCAGCAGACCGTAAACTATTTACTGTAATTTCAACATTTGCAGGTGGTGGTGGTTCATCAACAGGTTATAAACTTGCAGGTGGTAATATACTTGCTGTTAACGAATTTGTTGAAAGTGCAATAGACACATATAAATCTAATTATCCTAACACACCCATATTACCTAATGATATAAAAGAATTAACAGGTCATGATTTACTCAAGGCCGCAGGAATACAACAAGGCGAGTTAGATATACTTGATGGTTCGCCACCTTGTAGTGCATTTAGTATTGCAGGTAAAAGAGAAAAGGGTTGGGATAAAACTAAAAAATATAGTGACGACAAACAAGTTGATAATATAGAAGATTTATTTTTTGAGTTTATACGAGTTGCCAAAGATGTACAAGCAAAAGTAATCATTGGTGAAAATGTTGCAGGTATCACAATGGGTACAGCAAGAGAATATTTTAATCGTATAGTAAATGGTTTTGGTGATATAGGTTACGAGGCAGTAGGTAAAGTATTAAACGCTGCAGACTATGGTACACCACAAGCAAGACAAAGATGTTTCTTTGTTGCAATACGAAATGATGTCATGGATGATGTTGGTATAAATTTTATGAATATGGATAGTATCATATATCCTGAACCACACAATAAACAACCAACGTTAAGACAGGCAATAGAAGATATAGAAAATGATCCTGAAGAAGAACAAATGCTTTTAGATTTTGTACAAGGTAGTTTTCAAAAGAAATGGATTGAGTTGTTACCATTCTCACCACCTAAACATAGAAAACCAAGTGACCCAGAATTTATAGAAATAAATCCAAAACAATCTATGTTTAATATGATACGACCAGCACCAGACTTACCTTGCCCTACACTAACACAAGCAGGTCAAAAGAAAGGTCTATCTGGTGTGTTTCATTATAACAGTAATCGTAAACTAACAATCAAAGAGTTAAAACGAGTTATGGGTTTACCTGATGATTTTAAATTACAAGGTGATTTTGACCAACAGGCAGAAAGAGTTGGTCGTATGGTTGCACCATTAATGATGAAAGAATTATCTGGTAACATTTACAAAAATATATTATGTCAATTAAAGAAATAATAAAAAGAGTTATTAATACACAATCAAAGAATGATGAAGTTGCTGTACTTTTATCTGGTGGTGTAGATAGTTTGAGTGTAGCATTTGCCGCTCATGAATTAGGAAAGAAAGTACATGCATATTCTTTTCATTTAGATATAGGTTCTAGTTATGATAGTGACAAGGCTGCAGAGGTATCACAAATATTCAAATGGCCACTTACAATAAAAGTTGTGCCAACAGATAATTTAGAAGAAGACTTTTTCAAACTAGCAAAAGAATATGATTGTAAAAAGAAAACACATTTTGAATGTGTATTTCCATTTATGTATTTGTATCCAGAAATAAAACAAGAAGAAGTATTAAGTGGTTGGGCTGCGGATGGTTACTATGGCATATCTAAAAGAGCCATACTACATTATACTAAAGGCAAGACAAAAGAAAAGTTTGATGAATTTAGAAATGATTATTTTTTACCTAATAAGAGTGCAGGTTATATGTGGCATAAGATAGTTGCAGACAAACACAATAAAAAATTTATTACACCATATCTATCTAAAGCAGTAAGAGATTTCTTTTATGATAAAGATTGGTATGAGTTAAATGAACCATTCCAGAAACATCATGTTGTAAATGACTTTGAACAATTTAAAAAGTTTAATTTTAAGAAACATATTAATTTACAATTAGGTGCAGGAATAGATAAGCAATTTGAAACATTGCTAAATAATAGTAAGATAAATCCAAATAACAGATATAAGTCAGTAAGTGGCATATGTCAGTATTGGGGAAAGGCAGTATGACTAAATTTACATTCGCACAATCGCCAGAAGGCTTTGATAACCACATAGAAAATTCTGTTAGAGGTTATACCAACCTTTGGCACGATATATTAGCAATGTCAAAGTATTTTGCTGAAGATGATACATACATTGTTGATTTAGGTTGTAGTTCTGGTAAACTACTAAAGAACATGATTGACTATAACAAAGACCATATACCTAATGCAAAATATATTGGTATAGAAATAGAAGATGATTTTGCAGTTGGGCATGGTGATGATTTAATGTCTGGTAAATGGCCTAATCTATATTTTGAACATATGGACGCTAGAGAATACTCATTTACTAATTGTAGTATGGTTACATCTATATTCACTTTACAATTCATGCCACCTAAAGATAGAATGAAAACTATCAAAAGTATATACGAAGGTCTAAATGATGGTGGTGCATTTATATTTTCAGAAAAAGGTTTTAGTTGTAATCCTAAAATACAAGATATGATGACTTTTATGTATTATGATTATAAGAGACAACATTTTACAGATAAAGAGATTTTAGACAAAGAAGTACAATTAAGGCACATGATGAAACCTAACACAAAAACAGAAATGTTTGATATGTGTTATGACGCAGGTTTTAAAGATTTACATGTATTTTGGCAAAATTTCAATTTTTATGGGGTTATTGCCCTAAAATAAGGGGTGAACAAAAGGGGAACAGATTGGGCATATATGTCGCACCCCTACTAAACCACTGAAAAATAACGATTTTAATTTGGATTATTGCTCATTTTTTCCTTGATTTATTGCTTTCTTCCTGATAGCATTAGCAGTATATTATGAACAAAATATCAAAAGAACAAAAATCAAACCTTGCAAAACTACTTGCGACCGAGAATATTAACGTTATTCATCAAAAAGTAGAGACAGCATATTTTATTCCTAAAACTAGAACTTTATGTCTTCCAATCTGGGAAGAAATGTCTAATGACTTATACGATATGTTAACTGGTCATGAGGTTGGTCATGCTTTATATACTCCTAGAGATTTAGAAAAAAACAACAAATACAAAATTCCACATTCTTATTTTAACGTAGTCGAAGATATCCGTATCGACAAAAAAATGAAAATCAAATATCCTGGTTTAAGAAGATCCTATTTTAGAGCATATAGAGAATTAATAGAAAAAGATTTTTTCAAAACACAAGATAAAGATGTTAACGGTATGAGATTTATTGATAGACTTAATATCTTTTTCAAATCTGGTACTGACCAAGAGATTGACTTTAACGAACAAGAACAAGAATTTATTGAAAGAGCAAAACAACTTAATACTTGGAATGATGTAGTAAAACTTGTAAAAGATATTTACGCTTATTCTGGCACAGAAAAGTTTGATGAAGAGCAAGAACAAGAAATGAGAAAAGAACTTGGTCAAGGTCAAGGTGACCAAGAACAAGAACAATCTCAACAATCAGAAGGTAATGGTGATAGTGATGAGCAACAAGAGCAAAATCAGGAAACTACTTCCTCATCTGAATCTGATAATGATAAACAAGAAGACGAGCAATCTTCCGCAGGATCAGATAGTAAAGAAGAAAAAGAAAACAAAGAAGAAAGCAAAGGTCAATCAAGTGGTCCAGAAGGTGGTTACAAAGTAGGTAACAACGAAGCATTAACAGACCACGCCAACGAACAAAACAAAAAGTCTATGGCAAAAACTGATAAAGATGTTAAAGAAAATATTTATTTACAGTTACCAAAATGTAAAGACGCTGTTGTACCTTATGATTTGATTTCTAAAAAGATTGAAAAAATTAATCAAAACTTTCCAATGGCAGATAGAATACGATATTTTAAACAATTCAAAAATCAACAAATGAGAACTGTGAATTACATGGTTAAAGAATTTGAAATGAAAAAAGCTGCTGACGCTTATGTTAGAACTAGAACAGCTAGAACAGGTGTTATCAATACAAACACTTTACATTCTTACAAATATAATGATGATATATTCGCAAGAGTACAAATTGAACCTGGTGCAAAAAATCATGGTATGGTTATGATTGTTGACTGGTCTGGTTCTATGGGCGACAAAATGTATGACACTTTAGTTCAAACTATGAACTTGGTTATGTTTTGTAAAGCAGTAAATATACCTTTTGCGGTTTATGCTTTTTCAGATACTAATAGAAAAAATTTTCAAAATGCTGATGATGAATATAGTTCTCCTATTAGATTTAGTCATGCTTACGAACAATTACCTTATCACTATGACAAAGAAGGTTTATTAATGTTAGAAGACGTATCACTATTAGAGTTTGTTAATTCTGATATGAAAAACGTTAAGTATCAAGAAGCAATGGCTAACCTTTATCAGATTGCTTTAGAATATCATGTTAACTTTAGAGCCAATAGATATTTCCATCAATATGAGAATGATGAAAACTAT